CTGGTTTAAGTGAGGAACAGGTACTTGCAAACATAACAAGCAAGGCATTATCAGGTTCACAAATAGAAACAGTAATAGCAACAGCTATTGCTAATTACTCAAGAGCAGTAACCTATGGTATTATGCAAGATGAACCTGATGATACACTTTATGTTTATATGGGGCCATTAGATAGTAAGACAAGACAGGAGTGTTTAACCTATGGTAGTAGTGAACCATTAACATTGCAAGAGATTGAAGATAAGGCTTGGGGTAGTTCATTGCTTCAAGGTGGTGGGCATAATTGCAGACATAAATGGCAATCAATAGGCCCAAGAGTTGCACCTGCAAAACGAATGTATAACCCAAGTAGAGCAAAGGAATTATTAAAATAATGGCATTTAGAAAAAGAGCATTTGGTAGTAGAAGTTTTTGGAGTAAGCTAGGAGCAGATGCACGGAATATGTATCAAGATGAAGTATTTGAAAAAGGCAAGAGTGTATATGGTAATAAGTGGTGGGGTGGTAGTTATAATAGTAAATACGATTCAGCAAAGAAGGGTAATAAGTTTAAAAGACAAGCAGAAGAATATTCAGATGATGTTACAGCAGTATTAACAGGGCAGACATATTTAGATACTAAAGAATCCTTTAAACCTAATAAATTTGGTTTTGAATTTGGATTTCCAACACGTGCAGGAGTTGTACAATCATTAAGGAAACGTAAGGGCAAAGCAGGAACATTAACATCTAAAGATAAACCTATTCCTACTTCAGTATCAAGATTCATAGCAAGAGAATATCATAAATGGGTTAAAAAGAATTCATACAATCAAACGAGAACACACGGCAAGGGTGGTGCAAAGACAAGGCCCAAAGCTAAATAATGCTTTTATATTCTTTAAAATAGCATATATTATAATTAAGATTTTTCAATAAATATCCACATAAGGAGTTAAAATGTCAGAAGAAAAAGTAGAAACTCAAACTAACGTTGAACCAAACAACGATAACAAAGGCAACACAGAAGTTGAGAAAAATGTTCCATATGATAGGTTTCAAGAAGTCGTATCCAGTAAGAATGAAATGGCTACACAGATTGGAACACTACAAGCACAGATAGATAAATTAAATGCAGACAATAAGTCAAAAGCAGAAGCTAAGTTAGTTGATGATGGTAAACTTAAAGAAGCACTTGATATAGTAACCAAAGAAAGAGATGATTTTAAAACTACATCTGATCAATGGACTACTTATCAAACAGAAAAAAGAGAATCATTAATGTCAAAACTTACTACTGATGAAGATAAATCTATTGGTGAAGGTTTGAGTGATTTAAATAAACTAGAAACTTATGTTAATAAGGTTGTAAATGTTAATGCACCTTCAACATCATCTGCAAGAGCTGCAACAGGTAAAGCAGGAGATTTTGGTGGTTATTCTTCATTTGAAGAATGGGCAGTTAAAGATCCTACTGGTTATAAGCAAAGCAATCAAACAAATTCAGCTAAAGGTATTAAGATAGGCTATGGCGATTAAGAAAGATCATAGCAAAATACTAGGAGTTGATTTTGATCCTAATCAGGATATGGTTGTTGATGTTAAACCTGATGGTGATGCTTCAGTTAAGTATAAAGGGCAGGATATGGATTACAATACTTATGTAGATGAACTTGAAGAAAGAGCAGATAGAAATACTAGGGGTAAATCTATTACTTCTAAATCTATGGGAACTTTCTCAGGTTTTGGTGAAGGCACATTAAACAAAACAATCAAAGACAAATTAAAACACTCAAAATGAAGGCTATATGCAGTTGAAAGAGTGTTAAATTAGAGGGCTTATAAAATGGCTTTAACAAATACTTCCACAGCAGCAGGTGGATTAGGGAGAACCATAGGAGATGCAGTTATAGCATTTAATCACGTAAATGTGATGTACCCATTGGTAACCGTAAAACAGGCTGCTAGGGGTTCAAATCACGTTCAATTTTCAGATTGGACAAAACTCACATCAGGTAATGTAACAGCAGCTACAGAAGCTACAACTACAACAGCAGTTGCTATTACAACAGCAGCAAGAACTGCAACAGTATCAGAACACGTTATTGCTTCAACAGTATCAGATTTGGTTCTTATGGGATCAGGTGATGATATTACTGGACAAGCAGGAACTGCTCTAGGTAACGCAGTAGCAGCTAAACTTGATGATGATTTAGTAGAACTTGGTAAGGGTTTCTCACAAACAGAATGTGGAGCAGGTACATCACTTGCTTTATCACATATATTTGGTTCAATGCGACAATTAAAAGCAGCATCTGCACCAATGCCATACAATTTGGTATTATCACCAAAACAAGTATGGGGTTCAAAAGGATTGATTTCATTGTTACACGATACATCAGTAACAGGATCAAATGCTAAACCTATGTCTTTAATGGGTTCTAAAGGTGATGAAGCATTTCAAGTTGGATTTATTGGTTCAATAGCAGGATTTAATGTTTATTGGAGTGATCAAATAGATGAAGATGTATCATCAGGTGGTGATGCAGCAGGATTTGCTTTCTCATCAGGTGCAGTAGGGCTTGGAGTTGGTGCAGAAGGTTTATTTAGAGTTGCATCAGAAAGAGATGAAATGCTAAGAGCAGTTAACTATGTAGCCACAGGTTTTTGGGGTGAAATAGAAATTAAAGATGCTTATGGTGTTTATGTCTTATCAGATGTTTCTTAATAGCTGATTAATAATCGTAAAGTGGGGTGGTATGTCGGATTACCACCCTGCTTTTTAACTAGGAGAATTTAATGGGAAGATATTTTAAAAAATCAAATGGGGTGATAATTGAAGTTGGATCTAATCACGATATAGATAGCTTGAAATCAAGGTTTGAAGAATGTGATGCTAGTGGTAATGCAATTAAAAAAGATAAACCAAAAGCAAAACCAAAAGCAAAAAAGAAAGAAGGTAAATGATGGCGATAGTAGCAAAAAGTTTTTTACACAATGATGATAAAATAGTTGGTGCATCAGGAGATGCAGATGGTGTGCTTCCTGAAGATATAGAAGATTTTGTAACTGCTAATATAGGTACAGCAGATATTACTACACAATTAAATATAACTTGCACACAATTTGGAAGTAAGATTTTTACATTGGTAGTATTAGAAGCTAATTAATGGCTTGGTTAGATAAAGCAATAGATAGTATTGCAAAGCACGAAGGATTCAGTCCTGTTGTATATCAATGTACAGCAGGATATGACACCATTGGTTATGGTAAAAGAGTTAAGTATATAAAAGTAACTCAAGAAGTAGGTAGAGAATGGTTAGGTGAAGATGCTGAAACATTAAAATATGTATTAGCAGATAAATATGATTGGTTTCTATCTGCACCAGATGAAGTTAAAGGGATAGTATTAGAAATGAATTATCAGTTAGGTGTATCAGCATTTAGTAAGTTCAAAAAGACAATTAAATATATAAAAGTGAAAGATTACAAATCTGCATCTACTGAAATGCTTGATAGCAAGTGGGCTAGAGATGACACCCCAAGACGTGCTAAAGAGTTAAGTGATAGAATGAAAAATATAGGATAATATGCCTAATCAAATAGTTTGCCCTAAGTGTTATAATCACGGAATGGCTAAATCAGGTTTATCTGATGGTAAACAAAGATATTTGTGTAAGGTGTGTAATTTCAGGACTATCAATGTTATAGAAGATTTTGATTTACTAAAAGAGAATGTGCGACTTAGTAAACAGAAGCAATCAGCACAGGATCTCAACAGAATAGAACGTAAATCATTTAGGGAACACGCAAGAGTAGAAAATGCTGTTTCTAAATATAGTAAGAAATTATTAAAGATTTTTGAAAGCAATACATTATCTAAGTATGTTGTAAAACATAAAGGAGATAATAGTGCAGTTGGTGTTATACAATTTAGTGATGTTCATTTTAACGAACTTGTTAATTTAAAACATAACAAGTATGATTTTTCAGTTGCATCTTCAAGGTGTAAGTTATTTGTAGATAAAGCAACTACATATTTCAAGGCTATGGGTATAACAAATGTATTAATGGTTCAATCAGGTGATCTGCTTAATTCAGATCGTAGATTAGATGAGTTATTACAAATGGCTACTAATAGAGCAAAAGCTACATTCCTAGCTGTTGATATACTACAACAAGTAATACTTGATTTAAACAGCAATTTTAACGTTTCTGTGTGTATGGTAACAGGTAATGAGAGTAGGGTTAAGAAAGATTGGGGTTGGAGTACATTGATAGCAACTGATAACTATGATTATACAATATTTCAAACATTAAGATATTTGTTTAAGGATTCAGATATAAAGTTTATTGATGGTGATCCAACTGAAGTAGTAGTAGAAGTAGCAGGGCAGAATTTACTGGTATTGCACGGAAACGGAGCAGTAAAAAGAACAGGAGTTGAATCATCTATAAATCAAATGATTGGGAGATATAGAATGAGAAATACAAAGATAGATTATGTTATATTTGGGCATATTCATTCTGCAAGAGTAGGTGATAATTATAGTAGAAGTAGTAGTATGGTAGGTGCTAATGACTATTCAGAAAAAGCACTTAATCTATCAGGTAGAGCATCACAGAATTGTTATATCTTCTATAACAACGGTAATAGAGATGGTATTAAAATAGATTTACAGAATTATGGTGAGGGTTATGATATAGATAGTTCACTTGCTGCTTATAATGCAAAGAGTAGTAATAAGCTAAATAGAGGAACAACAATATTTAAGGTAGTAGTATGAACATAGGTGATTATTTATTAAAAACAAATAAGATTACACAGAAGCAACGCGAGAAAGCAGAACTTGAACACGAGGTTAGTGGTAATAAGTTTGGTAAGTGTTGTTTAGATTTAGGATTTATAACAAGAACAGAATTAAACCAAGCTATCAAAGCAGTACAAAAGAATCAAGAAGGAGGGAAGAAACCA